CTGTCAGCTTCGTCGCTTCACCTCTTTAACCCGAGGCTGAGTGATTGAAGTATCGCACGAGATATCCCACAGGGCACTTCCTCGAGATCCTAGCCAGCAGTTATTATAATTAGCTTTAGGTAACTGTCTGTCGTGCTATGCTGTGATGAATCAGCAAGTTTGTTGATCAAACAATGTTTGATAACAGAGCGTTTTCTGAGACTGTGGCGGTTCTCAGTTCTCGAAGCGGGCTTGCCCCCCGTTAGGGTGACATAATCGCAGATGGACAAACTTTACTAAAGCGAGAAAGAACAAAAGCAACAAATATATTAAATTTATTAACTTTCATTCAATCTGCCTCAGTAAAGGTCTTAAAAGCTTTTATCATGAACTTCTCAGGCTTCGGCCTTACTCCCAGAGGGTTAAAACCTTCTGCGAAAGTTTGGATTAAACCAAACGAGATTTTCAGATATACTTCTAAGATCATCTGGATAACTGGGACTGGAGAGTATGCGGTCACGCTTAACCTTTTAGCAAGAAGAATACACAAACAGATTTCTAAATCTGGTATCAAACACACCTTTCTTATTTTGAAAGAGTGTATGAGACTTGTGGTTCTCTTCCTATCAGGTAATGAGCAAATTAAGGCACCACTATTTGGGACAACTCAAAGGGTCAAAAGAGACTCTAGAGGTTTACCAAAGATTCTTCCTGTCCAAGTGAGATCCATCTTATCAAGATGTGATTTCATCAAGGATAGAAATATCTTAATCGCAATCCTTTCCTTAGTTTCAATCTTCAGAGTCATGGGGTTTAAAGTAACCGAATCACTGAAAACAATTGTTTCTCAGTTTTCCGGTATTACTAAATCTTACGATCCAGCAATACTCGGTTCAGCTATCTTCAACCTTTTCGGACCTGGAAGAAAGTTAACTTTCGGACCCGTAAAGGCAGTAATCCTAGAATCCGCAGGACCAAATGGTTTTAAATCCACTTGGGCAGCATCATTAGATGCTGTTGCTTATCTATTTTACCCTAAGGAGTATGAAAGCTTAATTAAGCTTTTAATCATACAACCTAGAGGTTTTAGATATGTCCTATGGATGCTACTGATTCAAGTAGTCGCTCTTCCTCTCATAATCATTTTGATTATAATTGGATGGCACCCTAACCTGAACCTTAGGAAAACTAAGTGTTGTAAGAGATCAAGCTGGTAAGGCCAGAGTTGTTGCAATAACAAACTGGTGGTTACAAGTTGCTCTCAAACCTACACATTTAGCCTTATTTTCTATTCTGAGAGATGTAGAACAAGATGGTACTTTTGATCAAGAAGCCTGTCTTAACCTTTTGGTTAATAAAAGATGGCCTGGACTAAGTAGAGAAGCTTTTGAACTTCATATGAAGCTCGGAACTTCCGAACAAACTCTAGACTCAATCTATGGCTATGATAATCAGACCTTCTATTCTTTCGATCTTTCCTCAGCTACGGATAGACTGCCTGTAGACCTTCAAGAGACTATCTTAAAC